TCGGACTGGTCTGAATTCCTGTGGTGCCAGAGGCGTACCACGTATTTGTATCGGGTCTTGGATCACGGATAGCTTGTGGGTCGCTAATTGGCGTCATCCCTAACAACAGTTGTGGTTGATCAGGCGTCCAACAGGCCTTGCAAGCCTTGATTTGCGTCTGTCTAGTTTTAACTACTAGGTTTTTTAATTCCTTTAGATTAAACCGGAACCCACAAACATCACAAAAACCAAACGCTTTAGCGCCATTGGCAAACCGATTAGCCATGCGTTACCTCAAATTTTTTGTGTTTGCGCACGTTTTCAACGCCTCGCATTACTTGCAAATTTGAAGGCACATGAAGCCCAGAAACTAAATCTCCTTGTAGCGGAATAATATGATCCACATGCCAAGGCTCACCATTATGCCTTGTAAGCATTGCTGCTATTGAATAGATACACCTAATCTTTAACTTATCATAAACAGTTAGCCATTTTGGTGTGCGTTGCAACTTAACTGCTTTTCTTCTAGCAACAGCCGCATTAACTACAGCTCTATTGCGTTGCGCATACGCTTTCTTTGCCGCCTTAATTTGGTCTGGCTTTTCTGCTCGTTTTTGCGCCGCTCGCTGTTTGTTGGCAGCTCGTACTTTTTCTACGTTACGCTCTTTCCATGCAGCTTGTTTAGCAGCTAATTTATCAGGATGTTTTTTTGCGTACCGCTTATGCTGTTCCGCAACTTGATCTGGATTTGCTTCACGCCAAGCTTTTACGCGCGCATATGCCTGTTCGCGGTTTTTTGCCGCGTACGCCCGTAGGTATGCTTTACGTGCTTCGGGATCTTTGTGTGGCATGATCAACCGATGAACTGTTGCCTCGGCACGAAACGCACCGCGGACTTGTCGACATCTTCGCCGGCCGCCTGCACCCATGCCTCATCATACTGGGCCTTCAGCGCGGTCATTCGCTCCAGAGCGCCAGGGATCTTCATCGACAGGTAGTACGACAGGCCCGCCACAAGGCAGGGCAGGAAGCGGAAGGGCACGTCCTGGGTATACGTCCCGCCAGCACCGGCATCCTGAAGGCGGCGCAGCCGCCAGTAGACGAGCTGATAGACCCCGGTCTGGTCCGGAGTAGGCCACACGGTGACCTGTGGAGTAGGCGCCTGCCTGTTCACCCAGATCTGGATCGGCCGCGCCTGCTGAAGCTTGTTGGGGATCGAGGAGTAGGTGCTGACCGAGATGCGCGTGATGGTCAAGTCGACCTGGGTGCTGACGTTGCCCGCCCCCGTGCGAATGACGTGTTCGAGAAGGTCTACCGTGTCGTTCGGCAGCGTGTACGTATTCGTTCCCTGAGTCAGGTTGATAGTGCCCTGCTCGATTGTCCAGAGGTTAATTCCGCGGTTCGCCCAATCTGCCAAGAGGAGATTTAGGCTCCGTCGAGCCGTACGTAGATCGTAGCCCGTGCGAAGTTCTGAGCCGCAACGCTCAAAGCATTCCTCAACGATCTCGTTGAGATCCAAGTCGAATGTTGCGGCGCCAGAGGTGGTCATCTAAACCTCGCGGTTTTTGCCGCCACTTTCGGCGGTTGTTTCACGAACTGCTTGCCTGCAGCCTTGCCCTGGCGCTTTGCCTTCGTTGTCGCAGCGTACTCAGCAGGGCTCAGGGACTTGATCGCCGCCTCAGGCAGGTACCGTTCGCCGGTCTTGGAAGACGGCTTGCCAGACTTCGTGCGCCACTTCTGCGCAGTCCAATCCTTGAGGCTCTGCTGAGGGGCTTTCACTTGTACCCACCACCTTTCGCCTTGTACTGCTTAGCCAGCAACTGCGCCTTGCGTGCGGACCACTGGCCCGCAGCGGTGCCTTGCACTGCCTTGGACTTGATGGACTCGAAGAGGCTCTTGCGCATCCCCGGCTTGGTGTAGTTGCCGGCGGCGTTGACCTTTGATGGTCCGCCCTCGGCGTAGAGCTTCACGGGCTCCGCACCGTCGCGTTTGACGACGGTCTTCGGCACCTTGCCGGGGGCTATCGCCCCCATGCCACGTGATGCGCGCATCCCTACACCATCTTCCCTTTGGTGTGGCCCTTGGTCACGCAGCCGTCACCGCGGGTCATGCCGCCCTTGGCGTAACCCTTGGCCTTCTTCATGCCGGCCTCGGCGGCTTCGTGCTTGATCATGCTCTTCGGAGCGCCCTTCTTCTTCATGAAGGCCAGCTCTTTCTTCATCATCGCGGGGGACTCTTTCACGGGACCTCCTTCGGCCTTGTGGCCTTCAAACTTCTTACCTACGGACTGGGGAATTCCGACCTTCTTGGCGAAGTCGGGGCTGTGTGCAACGGCCCGCATGAGCCGTTCCTGGGATGCGGAGCGGTACGGCATGGGGGGTTCTCAGCCGCCCTTGCGATCTCGTAGATCATCGAGCTTCTCGGCCAGCGCGTCAAGTCGCTTGAGCAGCTCTTGCATGTCAGATCTGAATTCTGCCCTAGTGATGTGGTCCCGCGCAATCTCCTCGCGCGTGCGGTTCAGCAGGATGCTCAGCCGGTCCAGCTCCTTGAACTTAGAAGCCATGAAGAAGCCGGCGATGCCCATCAGGACGGTCAGGATCGTGTTCCAGATTACGGTTTCCATGATGACGAGTACCTCAACACTTCCACGCCCTAAGGCTCTTATTGATCCTCGAATTTGGGTCGTTAGCCGTCTTCTCTGAAGTCAGCTTCTTTTTCATCCCTTTCATCCTGCTACAGAATGAGTCGCGTCTAGGTCCGCCTTCAGGCTGCGGGGGTTTCAGTCCTGGCTTTCCGGGGTTCGCGCGGTTGTATGACGCGCGGCCCTTGGCGTTGAGGCCGCCGGATTCCGACTTGCCTTCCTTGCGTTGCCACGCGGGGGTCTTAGCCATTGGTCGCACCTTGCTGCTTCAGCCGGCCGAGGATGATGATCACCCCCATGATGCCCATCAACTTGTTCTGGTCCAGACCGAACAGCCCAAGGATCGCGTTCTGCATGTCGGCGGGGATCGACGCCCAAATGATGAGAAACGTGCTGAACTGCACCGACAGCCACTTCCAGGCGTCGCGCCAATCGGAGACAAGGAGGTTGTTGAGGTTCATGCGATGCTCCTACCAAGAAGTCAGCGGCATTTCGCGCTGAATAAACTTTTCACCGATGTCGAGCGGCGTGCCAGACGACGCGGCGCTACGCAGGATCATGCCGTAGATTCGGCCGTTCAGTGCCCGAGAGGCGGCGTCATTACGCGAAGCGATGTTCAGCACAAAGTTACCGTAGTTGCCAGTACCCTGTGCGCCAGAACTGTTGATGACCACCGCGCCGTTGACACGTAGTACCGCCGAAGGTGTTGAGATGTCCGTGATGAGTGTGGTGACCGCGGTTCTCGGCGCCGGATACCCTGTGGTGATATCCACTTCCCGGAGCGTAGTGCCACGCGATTTGATTGAGTAACCGCCTGGATTAGACACAATGGCTCCCGTAGATTGAAGGGTCAGCGCGCCAAGAGTAACCGATAGCACTCCATTCGTCTTGGTTTTGCCGGCTGACTGCAGGGTCAGCGCGCCGAGCGTCGAGGACAGCGTCCCCTGTATCTTCAGGTCGGCGTCGGCCAACAGGGTCAGGTCGCCAAGCGTCTTGCTCAGTGCGCCTGTAATCTTCAAGTCGGCATCGGCCAACAGCGTCAGGGCCCCGAGCGTTTTGCTCAGCGTACCGGCAATCTTCAGGTCGCTGTCGCTCTGCAGCGTCAAGGCGCCGAGCGTTACGTTCAGTTCGCCTGTACCCGGCAGGTTCCCCAGGTCGCCTTCGGCTGCCAGCGTCAACGCGCCGAGCGTCGAGGACAACGAGCCTTTGATTTTCAGATCGGCGTCGCTCTGCAGCGTCAGCGCGCCAAGTGTGACCGTCAGCGAGCCTTCGTTGGACTGCGCCGCTGCTGGCGGCAGCGAGGCCCAGGGTACTGTCGCCCACGGTGACCCCGCCCACGTCATGTCACAGGGCTCGGATCAGCGCGTGGACCACGCGGGCCACGTCGGCAACGGCTTCGCGGACCTCGGCCTGGGTCATCTTCTTGCGGTCGAGGTCGATCACGTCCAGGCGGGCCATCCGGCCCTGGCGGAGTTCGTCGCGGGCCTTCTGGCGGCGCTCCGATGCGGCCTGGAGTTCAGCCTTCCCCGCAGGGCTGCGTCCGATGCGCTTGCTCATGCTGCTGCCTCCGGCCATGCGACCACGACCGCGTCGATCTCAGCTGCCGTGGTGGCTGCGTTGACCCGGGCCGTCGCGGTATTCGATGCGTCGATGTGCTGCTCGATCCACTGCCGGCAGGCGTTCGCGTCGGACTCCGGGTACACGCCGAGGGCTGCGTTGGACTGCGCCCACAGGGGCCAGACCGATTCGATGCGGCGGCCGGCTTCGTAGTTGATCTGGGCGATGCGTTCAGCCCGCACTTCGCCTATCGGCCGGTCCACCACCGGCACAAAGACGCGGTCGGACTCGACGACGGGCGCGCCATGCACCTGCCACTGGGTCAGTGCTTCGCGCACTTCCGGCAGGTAGCCATACCGCGTCAGGTCCAACAGTTCGGGATTCCCGCAGGACGTGCGCAGCTTAACCTCGTGGCTCTGCGCCGCGTGCGGGCCGCTGAGAATGCTGCCGTTTTCAACAAGGTAGTACATCATATTGTTGGCGCCGCGTTTTTGTATGGGTGGTCGGCGGGCAGATTGCCCTGCAGTCCCCACTTCCACGCAAGATAACCCTCGGTCAGTTGGCGGTTTGTGGTGTTTATCGCTTGAATCACGATTTCCTGAATATCTCCGTCACGGTATCCATTTGTCGCAACACCGTATCCCAAATTGAAATTTCCTATACTCGACAATGCGCCGCTGCGAGTAGTCCCGCCTAGCCGTGTTCCGTTTTTGTAGACATCGCAAACACCCCCCGAGTCAATGCTTACTGAAAAAATACCAGTGGTTAGGGTGCCAGCGGCGTCTACATTGTAGGCATATCCAGCGTTGTAATAAATACGGATTGCGTCGCCGACGCCTATGCGTATTTCAGGATCGTCTGCGGGGCTGCTGTTGATATAAACAATACCAGTTGCATTGTTTCCTGTAGTTGTGGCATCCAGAACCGTTATTATTTCATGCCCCGCACCAGGATACGCCGCCGTCGGGACTTGCAGCCGTTGAGAGGCAAAAACCAGCTTTGAGCCGGAAACAGTCGGACCCGTGAATCCGCTTGGCACAGTAGCGTTTCGCGCGTTGCCGCTCTTGTCGTTCCACTGAGTAACATTCGACCCCGACAGCGTG